AAGCTTGATAAAGCCGATTTGCCTTTTTGGTGGTAAAGTAGTACAAGAGAGACTTATTGAATGGCACTTAAACACGGAAACAAAAATTATTATCAAGTTTTAATTGATCCACATAGATCAAAACTTATAGAGAAGGCAGCAGAAAAGAACGGAATAAAAGGTACTGCCTGGGTTAGAAAAGCTGCGTACAACCAGTTAGAGCGTGAATTTTCTAGTGCAGAATACAAAATAGCTGAAGCAAAAGATGAATTGCTGTGGAGAGAGTCAGTACAAAGAAGAATAGATGGAAGAAAAGCTAATTCGGAGCAGTAATGGAATCAGAATTAGTAGGTCAGCGTTTTAATGTTGGCGATAGAGTTACTCGTAAGTCTTTATTTGTTTCGAGTGAATCTTTCATAAAAAGATATGGAAGAATTACTAAGGTTGTACTGAGAGCAAATAGAAAAGGAACTAAAACTTTTTATTACGAAGTTGATTGGAGCGATAATAAAAGTAGCGAACACGCTCAACATACTTTAGTTCGTGCCATAAGTTAAAGTTTCGTAACAGATGACATAGTGGTGGCACTTTGTTGCTATACTTCTAAGGAAGTTCAAATTTATCATGACCACAAAGAAACTTTACAAAATCAAAACACAAAGCACTTTATACGAAGTGTTTGAAGTAGAAGCTGAGTCTTATGAAAAAGCTCTTGACCTTATGTTGCCCACCATTTATGACGGACAAGACTGTTCTGCCTATCCAGTAGACGTAGAAAGAGTCGGTTGGTGGTTTGATGGCTACGGTAAAACTGTCTTAGATCAAGACGAAGAGCATAAAGGTTTATTTGGTATTCCTATAACTGAAGAAGAAGCTGAAAAAACTCCTTATTATGATTTAGTCAAACCAGAAGGTTGTTTTCCAGGAGACTTCAGAGAACCTACTGAAGAAGAGTTGATAGCAGACAGTAAGCTGTCTGTTTAATGTCTGAGGCAAGATCAACCTGGCGTGAGATACAGGTAGTTACGCTGCTTTTTTGTAATCTTGGGAGCCATGACCCTCATACTCCGTGCCACAATTTTACAAATGATATTACAAGTTCCCATCGAGGATTTAGTAGAGGGTCAAAGGGGTTCTTTGGGTTCCCTGACTAATAGACTACTAAATAAGCTAACCTGATCTGTAAGTCCTCATTCTATTGTATTACATTAATCTTAACAAATAAATACTAACATCACTTTGTAGTTATACTAGCATTACATTAGCATCAAAACATTATGACACAAACTCTTTCAAAGTTTTTTGAATACAAAGATTTAAAATTAAATTTAGATTTAATTGACTTTCAAATTGAATTAATAAGTCCTGAAAAAGCAAAAAATTATTTAACTTGCAATTTTAAAAACAACAGAATTGTAAAAAAAATGTGGATAAAGGAATTAGCCACTTTAATGAGAAAAAAAGAATTTTATTTAAGTTGGGATTGTATTTGCTTTAATGAAAGTGGAATTTTAATAAATGGACAACATAGATTACACGCAGTTATTGAAGCAAACGAAACCATTGCTTTTTGTGTTGTAAGAAATATGCCTCATAAAGTTGCAAAACTTTTAGATAATGGTAAAAAAAGAACTCAATCAGAAAGAATTACTGTTGGTGGAATATTGATGAAACAAAAAGAATGTTCGATGGTAAAAAATGCAATATGTAAGTTAAATACTCCTTATGCAGGAACTTATCTTTATGGAAACAGTAGATACGACAAATTAATATCTGAAATATATAAAAAACATCAAAAGTATTTTCAAAAGTTAGATTCTTTAGGGTATTTGTCTAGTGGATATACTACGTTTTTTTCTGCCGTTGCATTAAAAATTTATGTTGAACTTTGTACTACTAGGAAAACATATAATCATCAAATGAGTCCTTTTGATAGAAGTGTTTTTTGGCTTGATTTATGTCGTAATGGGTATTCTCAAAGATTTCAAACAAATAATTCAACTGACTTAGCACCTCTTGTTTTAAGAAAGATTATTTTAGAAAAGAAAGAGAAAAGGGAAGCAACTTGGGAAATAGATACTCTACGACTTTGCGTCAAAGCTGGTTATCAATTCTTAAAAGGTGAATCTCCTAAAAGAATACAAAAGATTGAAATTGATCCATTTACTGATTTTCAAATATTAAAGAGTACAAATGATTATTATAATCATTCAAATATAATTAAAATTAAAAAAGATGACCGCTAAAAAAGAAAAACTTATCCGAACCACAGTTCAACTAAGTTCTCATCAACATAAAGCACTAGAAAACCTTAGTGGTCCTGGTAAGTCTATATCTGCCTTGGTTAGAACCGCTATTGATGAATACTTAGAGCCTTACTACGAACAAAATTACGAGAATCAAAAACTGGATCGTATGATAGAAGAGGCTAAAGGTCAAATAGAAAAACTCCAGGAAGATGCTTACGAAATGAGAGACATTTTTGAAGATTTACAAAGCAAAGTTTAAAAAATGAAAAGAATAACATGGGTCGAGTGCCCAGGCTGTAAAATGTACAGCGATCAAAAGGTCATCAAATCTGAGCGAAATTCAAAATTTATAACAATTCGTAGAAGGCTTTGTTATGCCTGTGGACACAAATGGTTTACGATCCAGTATCCAGAAATGATAGTGCCTGACATACAGGCTCGTTATGCTTCTCGTGAGTGACGTTTTTTTATTATTTTTCTATACTTCCAGTGCATATGAAGTTGCTCTACCCACCATCTAATTTTATATATCCCTGTAGTTTTTCTTGTTGGTGCTTTCATTACGGCTAATGTTGCTTCTAGTTCTATTACCCTCATCATTGCTTTAGACAATACTGTTTCAGCTCTAGCATGATTTTTCATCATGTCTATGCAGAAGGCTTTTATTCTATCTGTATCATTACAGGCCCATATTTCTCTACACCGAAGCTCTATCATTAATTCTGTTTCGGGAGGTAGTTCCGTATGAATCATTTTTATAAAGCCTTCATCTTTCATATCACTGAAGAGAGGTGGTAGAGCCAGGAAACATTCTGGCCTCAATAAAAGCAACTGCTTGATCGTCTATTGTATTGTCTGTTTGTTTAACTAATGCTTTTAACAAATCAAGGACTAGCCTCTTCATTGCCTTTGATTTAATAAAAATCATTAGTATTGGCTTTAGGATTTTTAGCATGACTAATTATGTCTTACTTTCCAAACATAGCTAACTTGCTAGTATAAGACAAGAATCTTTACTTTTATGGCTGAAGAAAAGCTAGAAAAAGAAGGTATCGAATGGGGTGATCTGTTTGGTCACGCTATAAGATTTCTTATTTTAACTTGGAGTTTATCAATGATGACTCTTGGATACATGGGAAGGGTAAGGATTGATGGAGCGTTCACGGCTGGACTCGTAAGTGGAGTTCTAGGTTCGTACGGCATTTCCGTGGGAACCAAGAAAAGTGGCACAGGTAACAACAATGGTCCTAAGATAGTAGATAATAGTAAAAACAAAGTAGGAATCAAATGAAAAAACTATTAACGCTTCTTTTACTTGCAGGTATTCCAACGGCATATGCAGACCTAAATCATTCAATAATGTCTACTGTAAAACTAGAGGCATTATCAGCAGCTACTAGCTCAGATAAAGTTGGTAGTTCTTACAGTATCTCGGGTAATGGCGTTGCTACTGTAGATGCTAATGATAACGCTACTATCGGAGGCTTTGGAACGGTGTCAGATGGTGTACCAGCTTTAACTGTAGTCACAGCTTCACAAAGTACATCAGGAGATAGCTTTTCATTCTCTCAAAGTTACCTTGAAGGAGATGCTACACCAGCTTCAGCAGCTACAGTGGGTGAAGTTCCAAACTTCTCAGATATTACAAGTTCAGCAGCAGCTAGTGTAGGTACAGCAGCTATCGGTCTAGATAATCATTCCATAACCCTAACTCCAGGAACAGGAACAGGTATAACACTTACAGGACAGTTTGTTACCGATTTAACCATTGACTAATGTGGAGGACACTGCCGTTTGTTTTATTTATATCTAGCCCTATCTACGCTGTGCCTGTTGTTCCTAACTTCACTCAGGGTAGCTCCACAAGTCGAACAGAAACTACCACAAATATTACAGAGACTATACGAACAACAAACTATAATTCTGGGTACACTTATTCAGTTACAGGATCAGGTGTACAACATGATGGATCGACTATATCAGCACCAAACGCAACTGTTAATGAAACTATAAACGGCACGACATATACATGGACAGGTTTAGATTTAGGAGA